GTTCGACTCCATCCAGAACAAGCGGCTCTGCTGTTAAAAGCTCTGCAGGAGGAACCCGCCATACCCAGCTATCAGCAGCAGGGGCCGGCTCACTGAAGATCAGGCGATCTGCCATCTCACGCCTCCTCAAGAACAGAGGGGGCGCCCTTGCGGCCGACGAGTTCGGGCCACATGACGTGCCAGTCGTTGGGGCGCAGCGTCCAGCGGTACACTTTCCGGTGTTTTCCGAAAAGCCGGCCAGACTCCCGCTCAAGGTTCACTGCCAAGAGATAGCCGCAATCGCGATAGCCGTACCCAACATTGCGAAGCTGTCCAAGGCATGTGCCGCAGGCTTCGGCTAGCTTTTCCTGCTGATCCCGAGGTATGGAATTCAGCAGATCCGTCAGTTGTTTGATCGGGGTGTTCGTCATAGGTGTACAGACTACAGCATGTCGTGTACTTTGTAAACACCCCGACGTGTACATTTTGTGCGCTACTCAGCGCATGAGTGAGGACGCATTGATCCGACTAGAGAACCTCTTGAGCTACGCCCGCAAGAAAGGCTGGCGTGACAAGGTTTTGGCTGAGAAGATCGGGCGATCCCCGCAACAAATCAGCGACATGAAGAACGGTCGCAGAGGGTTTGGCGAGGACATAGCCCGCGACATTGAGCAAAAGCTGGGGCTTCCGCGCTACTGGCTAGATGTCCCGCACGATGGCGACGACAGCCAGGCCGACCGCATGGCAAAGGCGGATGCGCAGACAGACGCCGACATCGCGGAGGTTGATCGATCAAAGTTTGGCCCTATGGCGGTTCATCTAGCCATGTCGCTTGACGCCATCAAGAACCCAGCAGACCAGGCCAAAGCCTTTGCCGCTGCTGTTTTGGCGATACAGCAAGCCATCGGCCATTCGGGCGATGCGGACAAAACCGGGCAATGAGAAGGGTCAAACGCGGCCCATTTGGACGAAAGCGTCCAGTCATCAACTTGTGACCTAGTTGACAGCCTAGGTGGGTGGCATGTGGAATCCTTGACAGGAGGAAAGCATGTCAGCAGTAGTTGAGACTTCACCTGTAGTTGAACCCGCCAAGCGTGCAGAGCATCCGCTGCCGCAGAAGATTGCCCCAGCAATGGTCTTGTTCCAGCCATGGGCACTGAAGGCAATGTCCATCATTCGGGTGCAAGAGGCGCGGAGGATTGAGCGTGAATCGATTCGTTGAAATCAGCATCCAGGTCGTTCTAGCTCTAGCTTGGTTCTGTGGGCTCATGGCTGGCCTGTTCTCTGACGACATCGGGAACCGAGTCGTGGGGATGCTGCTCTGGATCGGTCTTGGCGTCGGCTACAGGCTTCACGAGATCCAGAAGAACACGGCCGCAAAGCAGGGCTAGAGACAGCCCCCACAAGCAAAAGCCACCCTTTAGGTGGCTTTTTTTGCGCCCTAACAACTGAGCCCCCGCAAATAAGTACACCTTGCAGTGTTTTTCTGCTTGCGTTCCTGTTCACTGTGTGGTGTACTTATACCCATCGCAGCAAACAAGCGAAGGGGTAGAAATGGGGCGCAATGAATTGGACATGGTGACGAAGGCTGAGGACAGCTTTGCTCACTTCCGCGAAGCAATCGCAGAGCGCCTGAATGGCGCATATCAAATGCTTTACGCCGAGTTCGTCGGCTGCTGGATGAAGTCGCCGACTTCGCTTGTGCAGACGCCGGGTTTCGCCGAGAACGGCCAGACCGTCGCGTGGGTTGTCTCTGACCACTTCGCAGGCAAAAACGGTGATGCAGACGAGATCGAAATGCTTTCGATCATCGCTGATGTCGCCCGCGGCAAGGACGCCAAAGAACGCGCCTTGGCCCTCATCGACCGCATCGCTCGTGCTCATGCCGAGTTCCATGCTGAAGACGCGATTTGAGGCACGCCATGAGCCGCTACGAAGAACGCGAAGCCGAGAGCTTCTACACGATCCGCGTGATTGACCTTGAAACGGGTCAGCCAATCGAAACGACTTGGGCCAAGTCCCGCCGCCACTGCGATCTGCGCGTGTCCGCTCTGCGCGAGCGATACGACACCCCGGACGCTTACCGGATCGAGGTGGAGGAATGAACGAAGCAACCCTTCTCACAACTCTCGGCCTTCTGACCATCGCGGCAATCGCTGTTGTTCTGTTTGACCGATTCGCCGTCCGCGTCCTGGCCGCTGACCCTGAACACGAAGACTGGCCCGCATGAACCTCATCACCTACGAAGGACTCGCCATGACCGACACAGACAACATCGTGCAGTTCCAAGCAAAGAACGACCTCCACCGCATGTTTGCGCCGGGCGTGATCGAAGGCCACAAGGCCCCCATGACCACGCTCGAAAAGGTGCTCGTGGTGCTGATCTACGCCGCCTCCGTCTTCATCGTCTTCTCGCTTATCGGCTGGGGCTACGAAGAACTCAAGCACATCGACTGGCACTCGGTCGGCCAACTGCTGGGGGTGATGCGGTGAGCAATGCACTGACCACACTCACGACCAAGCTGGCAACGCGCTTCAGCATGGGCGACGGCATGGAGCTTGTCGGCACCCTGAAGCAAACGGTGTTCAAAGGCCAAGTCACTGACGCCCAACTGACTGCCCTGCTGCTGGTCGCTGACCAATACGCGCTCAACCCTTGGACGAAGGAAATCTACGCCTTCCCCGACAAGAACAACGGGATCATTCCTGTTGTCGGCGTCGATGGCTGGTCGCGGATCATCAACAGCCACCCGGCTTTCGATGGCATGTCGTTCAAGCAGGATGACGAGTCTTGCACCTGCGTGATGTACCGCAAAGATCGCAATCACCCGGTTGAGGTCACCGAGTACATGAGCGAGTGCAAGCGATCGAACGTCGGCCCGTGGATGAGCCACCCGCGCCGTATGTTGCGTCACAAGGCCATGATTCAGTGCGCCCGATTGGCGTTCGGCTTCTCCGGCATCTACGACCAAGACGAGGCTGAGCGGATCGCTGAATCTGATGTGACGCCGCAAAGCATCCGGGCCGCACGCAACCCGAACCAATCTGCCGAGCAAAACGCGCCCGATGGCCTGGCCGAGTTTGAGGCCCAGCACCTGCCGCCGATGCAGGAAGCTGCAAAGAACGGTCCTGATGCCCTGTCTGCTGCCTTCCAGGCACTCCCCAAAGGTGCGCACAAAGCCGCCTTCTGGCAGAAGCATCAAGCCGACCTGAAGGCCGCAGCGAATCAAGCAGTCGTGATCGACGCAAGCGAGGTCAAGCAATGAGCAACATCATCCAAGGTTCGCCCGAGTGGTTCGCTCAACGTGTCGGCAAGCTGACGGCTTCGCGCCTGGCTGACGTGCTTGCCAAGGTCCAGGTCGGAGAAGCAGCCAGCCGCGCCAACTACCGCGCCGAACTTGTGGCCGAACGTCTGACCGGCAAGGCTGCCGAAGGCTTCACAAATGCTGCGATGAAGTGGGGCACCGATTGCGAGCCACTGGCCCGCGCCGCCTACGAAGCCGAGTTTGGTCTGCTGGTGACTGAGGTTGGCATGGTCCCGCACCCGACCATCCCCATGTCTGGCGCTTCGCCTGATGGCCTGGTGTCAACGGATGGGCTCATCGAAATCAAGTGCCCCGAAACCAAGGCGCACATTGACACGCTGTTGAGCAAGGCAGCGCCCGCCAAGTACATCCCGCAGATGCAATGGCAGATGGCCTGCACTGGCCGAGCCTGGTGCGACTTTGTGAGCTTCGATCCTCGGATGCCCGCTGACCTTCAGATGTTCGTCTGTCGTGTCCTGCGCGATGACGAACTGATTCGTACCTATGAGGCTGAGGCTGTCTCCTTCCTGGCTGAAGTCGAAGCAACGGTCACGCAACTGACGGCACTCCGCGCCGCCTAACTTTTCCGGGCACCCACCCTAAGGGGGCCGGTTAGCACCAAGGGTGCCCACCAGACAGACCAGACAGGAGAGAGAGATGAGCAACGCAGAGCGCGAATCGTTTGAGGCTTGGTATGCCGACCACGCGAACCGCAACAGCCGGTTCAAGTTCACAGCCGAAGGCATCGCGGAACTTCGCGAAGGCAATCACTACGGCAGCCATCGCCACTACCTCAACAACTTGTGGGAAGGCTGGCAAGCACGCGCCGCCCGCCAGGAGCAACCCAAATGAGCAACGCAAAGCACACGCCGGGGCCTTGGTCCTGCGGATGGGGTGAGACAAGTGGGCTGACTGGCCCTCGCTGCGCGCCAACCGTCTACTTGGCAAAAGCTGATCTCGACATCGAGATACCCGTCCACCGGGACGGTCGGCCTATCGCTTGGGTTCTTTCTTCGCTGCCCGATGAAAGGGCCGTGCCTGACGCCCGCCTGCTCGCCGCCGCGCCTGAGCTTTTGGAGGCGCTGAAGTTGGTGGATGCCGAGTGGTCAACTTTTTGGCCGCTTGGCCCTGAGGTGAAGACATCAAGCGATCGCATCTGCGCGATCTCTGACGAGACACAGGTGATCTGGCGCGCAGTCCGCGCCGCCATCGCCAAAGCAACCGGGGAGCAAGCATGAGCCACACCGAACAGATGCGCGAGGCTTTCGAGCGCTGGTATGTCGATCACTGCCCCGACATGAACGTCGAGCCCATCGGCTGCCGAACCTTCACGCTGCAATGGGAGGCGTGGCAAGCCGCCCTCACCGCCCCTGCGGCAGAGGTGCCGGAGGCGATGGTGGATGCGGAGATTGAGGCGACCATTACGAAGGCCGTGCGCGAAGGCAGGCTGTCATGGCTCGGCTTCAAGAAGGACGACCAAGGCGCTTACACCATCCCGGTGCTCTCGCCATCTGACTACCAAGCGGCCCGCGCAGTCATCGCCGCCCGCGACGCCCAGTGGCAATCCACCCGGCTGCGCGGTGTTGTGCCGGATGGGTGGAAGCTGGTGCCGGTGGAGCCGACCGATGAAATGGTGGACGCTGGTAATGCGCACACGTTGAACCGCAGCATGCTCAAGCAGGCGTGGTACGCCATGCTGCAAGCCGCCCCTCAAGCCCCAGCCGCTGCGCTGGATGCGGGGGTGGTGCCGGAGCCTCACGCCAGCGAATGGCGCTTGTGTGTGAGAGTCGCCAAGCAGGCGGCAAACACCGGCATGGTGCCCGTCAAGGCTTCGGCGATCTTGGCCATCGACGCCGCCATGTCCGCCCAGGCGGGGAAAGGGGGTGCGGAATGAAGATCGAACTGAACACCGACGACATCAAGCCAGTCTCGAAAGCGAAGCTGCCCGATCCAGACGTTGACCAGCTCGCAGCGACCATGTTCACCATGCGCCAAGCCGCACGCATGACTCAGGCCGAGGTTGCCGCCGTGCTTGGCTTGGAGCGCACCAGCGTGACCAACTACGAGTCAGGCAGATACCGCGTCGAGCTGCGCCATCTGACGAAGCTGGCCGCACACCTCGGGTTGGAGGTCGTCATCACGCTCAAGCCCGCGCAGCAAGCGACAACCAGCGGATGGATTGCAGACGCTGGGAGCGAGCCGGCGCGATTGGATTGGTCTGACGCACCAGCCGCCCAGGCCGAGCGCGAGAGGGGGGAGTGATGCAGTACCTACTCACCGAGCAGGAATACAACGCCCTGTGCGCCGAGCAGCGTTTGCAGACCAAGGCCAACCAGGAAGAACTTCAGGCGCTTTGCACGCAAGCGGCCATGCACATTCCCATCGTTGTGGAGTGGTGGACCGACAAGACACCCAGGCCGTGGGGGTGCATCTTAGGGCCGCAAGATGCAGGACCCGTACTACTGCGACCGATGCCCCGCACAAAAGGTCTGCCCACACCCGCACAAGGAGTGGAGCAAGTGATGGCCACCCACCCCACCAAGGACACCAAGCAATGACCACCGAAAACCAACTTAGCCTGAATGAGTTTCGTTACCGTGTATACGAAAATGAAGCTGCACCTGATTATGGAATGCGGCATATGTCAGCGGACGGTATGGCAAGAGCTATTCTTGCCCTAGAACGCCGCGTGGCTATATTAGAAAGATTCATTCAAGCATCGGGGGTCAGTATCCCGAATACAGGGAGAATCAATTGACCACCGAAAACCAACTGCTGCCGTGCCCGTTCTGCGGCACAGCGCCACGTACCCGAATTGAGCAGTTGAGCGAGCGTTACGCTTACGCTGAGCGAGTGATTTGCGAGTGCCCTAACTGCGGCTGCGCCCAATCCGCTATCGGAGACACAAGTAAAGGAGGCTATGCCGACAACTCCACGGTCAAATCTCGCGCCAATGCCGCCTGGAACCGCCGTACCGCCCAGCCCGCAGAGGGTGGGGAGCCCTTCGATAAATGGTTTGAAGGCCACACCAAGCAAAGTCGCATGAACGGTGGGCAGCCGGATTACTTCCTGGCACGCGATGCGTGGGGAGCATCTCGGCAATCGGCCCCGCCCGCCAGCCAGGAGCAGGCGCAGCAGCCCAGCATCGCCAGTGCAGCGGACATGGCCGTCTATCAGTCCATCGCGGACGGATACCCGAAGGCGCAGCAGCCCAGCGGCGGGGAGGTGGCCCGACTGGCTCAGGTTGCGCTTGATGAGGCTGGCAGCGGCCCGAAGCCATGCGACTGGATGGAAGCTGCACTCAAGGTCTGCCGCCATGTTGTCGCCACCCCCAAGCCGGAGCCGATGACGGATGACGAGATGTGGGCTCTCTGGAACTCGCAGGGCATTGACGACATGACGCAGCACGAGGCTATCGCATTTGCCCGCGCAGTCGAAGCCCACCACGGCATCACCAAGGGCAGCGAATCTGCGGCCTGTTCTGTGTGCGAAGGGAAGGGCCATGTCTACCGGGATGGCCGGTGCGTTGGCTTCTGCCGGTGTCCGGCTGGGCGCAATGCGTTGGCGTTGAACATCCCGCCCGCCCCCATCACCAAGGAGCAAGCATGAGCAGCGAAGCGTTGAGGCTGGCCCAAGCATTGGACAACCACCAAGCTGTCGAAGAAGACGCAGCCGACATGCTGCGCACCCAAGCCGCAAGCATCGCCTCACTCGAAGCCGAGCGCGACCAACTGCGGGCGGAGGTGGAGAGGTTGCGCAAGCCGTTGACGGATGAGCAGATAGAAAGCATCCGCGTTCGACTTGCCGAGCAATGCCAAGCAATGGCCGACAAGGGCTCTGTCATCGGGACTGACTCGTATGACCACGATCTGATCCGCCTGGCGGAACAAGCGAAGGCCAACAAATGACACCTGAACGCCGCAGACACCTTCAGCAAACCGGCGAAGACTTGACGCCGGAGGAGTTCAACGAAGGATGGCACTACTGCTACGCATGGGACTTCATGCTCATCCACAAAGACGAGCCCGAAGCCGCGTGCTGCGAGTGTGACCGCGCCATCGAAGCAGCAAAGGAGGCCCCATGAAGTTCACCCCAGAGCAAGTGGCGCAGATGCGCAAAGCCGCCCAGGACTACGCCGAGGCGCAGAGCAGCGACTTTCAGGAAATCGGCCAGATCGCGGAGGAACGCCTCTGCACCCTCGCCGCAGACAGGGCGATTGAGGCGGCGGCAGGTGCTTGCGAGCAGACCGACGAAGACGGCGAAGGCCCCGACTCATGGGGCTGGCACTCCAAGGACTACGCAAAGGCCATCCGCGCCATGAAGGAGCACCAATGACCACCACCGACCGAGAGCTGCTACAGAGGGCGGCGAAAGCTGCGGGGATGCGTGCAGGCAATGGGCCTGGCGAATACGCATGGCATCCGGGGCTTGGCTGTCTCTCAACCTTGGACGAGCGAAACCGTGAGGTGCCCTGGAATCCGCTGCATGACGACGGCGACGAAGCAAGACTTGAGGCCGCGTGCAACATCGACATCGAGTGGCACACCATCGGTGTGGTTGCGATGATCAACGACAAAGACCTGATCAGCACGACCGATCGTTTTCGCGAAACCTACGCAGACCACAGCGGCGACAAGCAGAAGGCTCGCAGATACGCTGGCGTCCGCGCCGCCGCTGCTATGGCGGGGGAGGGGGAGTGATGGACTGGGAAGATCACCGCGCAGCCCCGGTGTTGTGCCGAATTCAGATCCGGCAAACATACGCTGGGCGGCCAATGCGCAGCGGCGCCGAACAACTGAATGGGCGTGAAGTTCAACTCGTGGCCGCTTGGCTGATGGATGAACAAGACGCCTACCCTGGTGAATGGGCGCTCATGCCCGAATCGGGATCAATTGATGGGCTGGTATGGATTGCAAGCGGCGACGTTGTGCCAGTCCTGAATGGGGAGGGGGAGTGATGGGCAACCTTTTGGAAGTCGCGCTTGCTGACCCGCACGGGATGGCATGCGTAGGAGCACAGAATGGGCGGGCGATACTGGCGTCAGCCGATCTTATCGCCCGGGTCGGCGTGCAAGGTATCCGGAGGGAGCTAGGACTCTCCCGCACGTACCCCGTTAAGACAGGCCTTGGCGCTCACGATGTTGTGTGGGTCGAAGGTGACTCACACGAGGACGCTGTGAATCGCTACTTCGCCACCCAGGCCGAGCACAAGGAGAAGTGATGCAGACGCCAAACTTCCTCGCCTTCACGCGCCGCCATCCGTTCGCATCTCGCGTCCCGCTGTTCAAGTGGATCGCGTTTGCGCTGTTCATGGCTGCGAAATACAAGGAGTCGAAATGCTGACCCCGAGCGAACTAGCAACCGCGCTCAGAATCAGCGAGCGCCAAGTCCAGCGTCTCACGGCTGACGGAATGCCATTCCAGCCGGTCGGGGCTCGCGGCAAGCGATACGACCTTGAACAGTGCAAAGCCTGGCTCAGAGAGAACCACACATGCCTATCAAACAAACAAAAGCAGGCGGCTTCGAAATCAGTGTCTGCGTCAGCCGTCAACGCGTTCACCGACGCTTGCCGCCGGGCACATCTAAGGGTGAGGCCAAGCGAGTCGAAGCCGAACTCAGAGCAGCACTCAGCCGAAACCGAGCGCCGGTTATCCCTGGTGACCCAGGACTGAGCGAGATCATGACGCTCTACATTGCCCACACCGCCACGCTGCGCAGCCCTGAGACGGCCAAGCACCACGCGGTGCGGATCGGGCAATGGGTGGAGCGTTACCGGGCCTCACAGACCAAGGAGGCGGTTCGGCACATCATCAAGGACATGACGGGCCACTACGCGCCGGCCACGATCAATCGCAGCCTTGGGGCGCTTCAAAAAGGGCTGTCTATCGCTTGGCACGAAGGCCGCACGCCGGTCGATTACTCCAGCTTGGTCAAGCGCCTGCCGGAGAACAACAAGCGCACGGTTTACCTGAGCATGGAGCAGGTCAAGGAACTGGCCGACCACGCGAGCGAGAACGTGCGCGCCGCGATCTGGATTGCCCTGCTGACCGGGTGCAGGCGTGGTGAGGTGTGCAAGATCGAGAAGGCCGACATTGGCGCCGACACGATCCGCCTACAGGCTGGCAACACCAAGACCTTGCGATATCGAGAGGTGCCGATTGTCCCGGCCTTGCGCCCGTGGCTGGCTTACCTGCCCTTGCCGATCAACTTCGAAGGCGTCAAGACGGGATTCAGGCGGGCCAGAGAGGCGGCGAAGATGGAGCACGTCCATTTTCATGACCTCAGGCATTCGTGCGCCACGATCCTGTTAGGCCACGGCGTGCCACTGCACGTGGTGCGCGACATCCTCGGCCACACGACGGTTAAAACCACGGAGCGATACGCTCACACCCAGGTTGCACCACAGCGCGAGGCGTTGGAAAAGCTGGGAGAAATGCACCAGCGTTTACACCATGGCTAGAAAAATGCGGGGTCGGAAAAAGGAAAAGCCCCTGCAAACTGTTGATTTGCAAGGGCTTCCGTGTGGTGGGCGGTGCAGGGTTCGAACCTGCGACCCCTGCCGTGTGAAGCCAAAGAATGCCCTCTGTCGCATGTCGCTATGTAGGGAGCGGGCGGACTCTGGCGGCCAGTTGGCGCAAACAAAATGCACCATTCGTGCACCAGCATTACACTGTACGCCCATCCAGTAGATGGCGGGAAGGAGAGAACGTGAGCAGATTCAAAGTCGTGAACAGATCATTGTCTAATCACTGCTGCTTCAGTCATAGCGTGCTGGACACCGGAAAGAAGGCTGATTACGCCGGAATTGACTCAGACAGCGAGGTCATGTGCGAATGCTTCGACGAGGAATCGGCGCAGATGATCTGCGACGCCCTGAACAAGTTCGCCCCCACCAAGGAGCCCGCATGACCGACCGCCCCGATTTTGTTGACCTGATCTACCACGTCAGCCCGGAGGGCTCGCCACTGTTCAAGGTGTGGCATTTCGCCCGCGTGCAGAAGCGCAAGACAGGCGGAAGCATGCGACAGCGCAGGCGGGCGATGATGAAGCCGCTGCGCTTCACGCCATGCGACAAGATGCGAAAGGTTTACGAATGGAGGCGAGACGCATGACCGACCCTCAACTTGCATTGCCTGAAGTGGAGGCAAAGCCTCACGCCTACGCATCGGACGTTAAGCCGGATGGCGAAAAGTGGCTTTCATGGCTTGAGCGTCGGCAGGTCTTCAGCATCCAGAAGGTCGGTGGCGATTTTGAAGCGTGGGAGGAATGCGACCACTACTACAGCGCGCCACTTTCTCGCGCCGACCTCCTGCAACTGGCCGAAGAAATCAAACGACTCGCGGAGGAAACATGACCGACCAAACCGACCGAATCAAGCAGATGGCGCAGGAGGCGGGGATACAGCCGCCATGGGTCTACGACGGGAGGTCACAGGACACCCCATGGATGGCCGACACCGCAGACCTCGCCAAGTTCGCCGCGCTGGTGGCGGAGGATGAGCAAGCGAGGTGGGCCGCTGTAGTAAAGGCGATGCACGAAGCTGATGAGGCTTACGGGTGCGGCTTCTACAACGACGACACATGGCGAGCCAACTACATGCGACTTCGCGACATGGCGGGATTGCCGAAGCGTGATTGACACATCTTGATGGCTGGATAGAATTACAGTGCCTCGAAAGGGGCCTTCAGATCTGCACCCGATCGCGCTGCAAAGTACACGCGGCACCTTGCCCCGATCCCCGTGCTCTGCATTGCAAGGCAACACGGTCTAGGGGTAGCAAACGGGTGTAGATCCGAGGGTCAAGCGCACAGCGCAGGATTGCGGGATCGCGGTCGCCCTCACAATTGGCCGCCGCCCCAAGCCTCTCAACGATGCTCAAACCGGGGCGGCAATTTTTTCATCAGCCGCCCGACTTTTCTTTCAGTTCGGGATGGTCTTGAGGAAAAATCTTCAGCCGACGCGCCACCCAGCCACATCCCTAAGGTGCTCCGGCGCATCCTTGCGATTTCTCTCAAGCCGGATGACGTAGGCCAGAAGTAGCGCCAACTTTTCGTAGCCCTCTCTTGACAAATACGTCAAGCCGAAGGGGATAGCCAGGCGCTCGGCTTCTTCGGGGGTCAGATCATTGCCACATCGCATCGGTGACGCTCGATTTCACCGTACTGCTTGTGGTGGACGATGCAGCGCATGTCGCGCCCTGCCCTGTAGCCGTGGCCCATCGCGTAGGCGTCAGCGGCTGCAAGGGTGCGGAATGTCTCGACGGTCACGCCTGAGAGTTCTTTGACGCTGGAATGGTGGACGTGGCCGCAGTACCAATAGCGATGATGCGTCTGCCCCCAATCCTGCGCACGGTCGCAAGCCATGACGCCTAGAAGCTGTTCGGGCTTGGTTGTATCGCCATGCGATGCGCCCAGAAGCACGTTGCCGAAGCGATAGAACCAATGCTTTGCAGGGGACAGGTCAACCTCTACCCGCGGCTCGTTGTCGAAGTAGGCAGAGATTGAGAAGGCCAGCGCCCACACGGCATGTGGATCATGGTTACCGCTAACGAAGCGGACAAGCACACGCTCGTGCTTTTGAAGCGCCCGATAGATCGCGTGGCGGAATGTCTCAATGCCGACCTTGAGGACGTGGACGTAACGCGAGTCAACGTCCAATTGGTGCTTGTGGGCTGGCGTCTGGTTGCTTTGGTCGTCAGCGTGGAACACGTCCCCCAAGGGGAGGATTAGCGCAGTCTTGGCAGGCGGCGCAGCATCGACAAGCCGGTCCACTGCTCCGATTGTCAGGCGGCGGGCTTCGGCCAGGTCGAACGATTCACCGCACTCCTTGCCCCAAACGTAGAGGCCAAAGTGAGGATCACCGAGAGGGTAAACGGCCAGCAGATCATCATGGGTCTGCTTGGGCTTCGGTGTGGGCTTGGCGAGCCCCCTCACCTCGTCAGCAAGTGAGCCGATAGCCTCCTGCATGAGAGAGAAGCGGGCCGACTCATCAACAGCAGACTTGACCCACTGCCCACGCGGCTTGCCGTCTTGATCGTAGTAGGTGGACACGCCCTTGACCGTGAAGCCGTCGGGGACGGTCTTGGTCATGTCATGGGCGGGGGAGTGGCCTTGGAGTGCTGCACGCTTTCGGATCGAAGCCAGGGCGCGTTTAAGAACCCTGTCGGTGATGCCCAAAGCCTTCGCGCCTTTGGAGATACTTCCAGCCTTCTCGATTGCCTCGATGTATTCGAGTTGGCGAACCGTGGCGAATGGGATCAGGTCGGAATAGCTCATTTCACCCCCGCAGCGGCGCGGCACTTGTAGTAGATCCCGGCAACCTCGACCAGCTTGCGGGTCGTGGCACCGAATGACGGGTCATCGAGCGGCGTCAGAGGCGGGCACATCGCCTGCACCAGCGGAGACACTGAGGGCTGCGTTGATGTCGCGCAAGCTGTCAGGCTCATGGCGACAGTCGCGATACACAGGCTTTTCAACGGTTTCACGGATCACCCTTTCTCGGATGGTCTGCTGCTTGACATCGATCTTTTGGATCGACTCTGCAATGGTCGATAGGGCTGCTTCCCGCTCGGTATGTGCGGCCACGGTTGCCGCGTCCCACTGCCCTTGCTTGATCGTCCACCCGCCATAGAACCCGGCAGCGGCAGAGATGAGCGCAGCGCCTGCGATGAGGTAGGGGGTCATATCTCGAAGTGCGGGGAGTCGGACTCGCCACGCTCACGCGGCAAACCGTCCATGTCCCAATCGGCCCCCCATCGGACGAGGACGCCGACCTCTTTGCCCGCCTCGATCATGGCCTTGCCGATCTGGTCGAACTTCTTCAAGTCTTTCCAGTCGATGACGCCATCAATGAGCGGGGCAAGGTCTACCGCCTTCCCATCGATGTGCTTGGAGTTCATCGTCCAAGTGACCTTTGGCCCAGGCTTGGTGCGCCCCTGCGCGTAGAGCGCGGCTTGGCGCTCCTTGGTACGCAGCCCTTCCACGACGAACAAAGAAAAAGGCAGCCGTTTGGCTGCCCTTCTCACGATGCTCACGAGGGTTGGATTCACACCCTCTAAGCGCTTCTCGCTGCGTTCGTCCAGCGTCACGGCAGCATCCCCTTCACGTCCTTGTAAACGTCAGTGGCCGACTTGTCCTGATACTTGCCCATCGTGTTGAACGCGATGCGCACCAACACCCACCCAGGCAAGCCAGCCGCAAAGATGGTCCCACCGATCTCCAGCAGGCCAAACCAGGCCACCACCGGATCAGCCGATGCCGCGTGTGTGTTGAACCCCAGGTAGATCACCAGCCAGCCGCCGAGGCCAAGCGAGCACGCCAGCGTCGAGATCAGCGCCACAGCCCACTCCCTTGATGTGCGCGGCTGCTTGAGCAGCATCACCACCAGGGCCGAGAGGGTCAGGCCGCCGACGACAGCGCCACCGAGCGCCGCACCGCCTGCGCCCTTCGCTGCTGCCATACCCGCCGCGCTTGCGGCTGCCGTTCCGAGTTCCATTTGACTGTCCATGATGAAAGGCCCACTCGGGCCAAGTTGGTTAACCGATGTAGGCGCGAACGGTGCCGGTGTAACCAGCCGTGTTGACCGCAAGCCCGCTGTCGTGGTGGCGCAGGATGGCCGTTGAGTCAGATGCAAACTTGGGGTTTTGCCCGTCGATTACCACAGCCGAGTCCAACCACATGCGGCAGGCGTTCAGGGCGGCGACGCTTTCCTTGCCTGCTGCGACAGTGGTTGCTTGACCGACGTAGGGCGCCAAGTTCCACGAATGCACGTTGTCGATGTCCACCAGCACGCGATCCGCGCTGTCCTCATAGACGCAATTGAGGCGGATGGCGTTGGTGTACTCGTGCGCCGTGCTGGCGTTGTCACTTGCTGCCGTGCTGCCAGTGGTGCCATTGCCATAGGCGAGACATTCAACCTCAATGATGCTTGGAGAGGTTGCGGCACCAGCCGCAGCCGGAGCGGTCGGGCAGTGGTAGTTGAAGCCGTCATTCCAGTTGAAGAACGCGCCGCAGCGGTACAGGTAAACGGGCATGTTGAACTCAATGCCCAGCCCGTTAGCCAGCCCGCCACCTTGAAACGTGCAGTCGTTGAAGTACAGCGAGCAGCCAGTTGGGGCCGATGCCTCCACAACCGTGGCATAGAACGGGCGGCCACCAACGAAGTCAACACCTTGGACGTAGATGCTCATGTTGTTGACGGCAGCGGGGAATCGGCCATTGTTCGTGTTGGCCGTCGGCTGCATGGACGTATCGCCGACCAAGTTCCGGTCATCGTGGGCGCGCACATGGAGCTGGGTGCCGTCGTGGAACCAGGTTCCAGCCTCAGCGGAAACAGCGGCCAGGCTGGCGACCTTCTTGAGCACTCGGAACGGGCGGGCGACAGAGGACAGCACCTCTGTGTGCTTACTGTTGGCGATCACCAAACCGGGGTGCGCTGTGCGTGCGGAAAGGTCGGTCACGCCCGTTGCACTGGCAGACGAAATCGTGGTGCTGTAGACGTTGCTGTAAGTGCCGTTTACCGCCCATGTCGGCAGAGATGCAGAGCCGGCATTGATCGAGACAAACCGGCCCGACTCAACCACCACAGACAACGGGCGCGAAGGTTGAATGTTGTTCCAGCCTGCCGAGGTGCGGGCGAAGAAATCGCCAGTCAGGTTGATGATGCGGATTTGGTCTACATCGGTCTTCGCCAGAGCGGTACTCAGGTTGCGCAGAGGAAGCGAGCGGTTGTTGACCGCCGCCGTGCCATCGTTGCCGTTCACCGGGTCAACGTACCAGATGTTCGTGATTGCCGGGATGTAGTCCGTGATGGAAAAGTCAGTGACGATGCCCGAAGCGGAGCGGCGCAGGGTCAGCGGGTGGCCTGTCCAGCGAAAGCCGACAGGCGTGTCAATTGGGGCGACGAAGCTGGAAGGAACGTCAGCAGCGGGCAGCGGATCGCCCATGACCGAAGAATGATCCAGCGATCCAGTCGTGCTGATCGTGACGGTTGCCGCGCCAGTCTGAGGGCCATAGGCCACCGCACCCGCGCCTAGGACTGCGCTTGCATCCTCTCTTGCAGCAGTCGAACCCGTTACGGTTTCCGTGCCGGAATAGTTGCGGATGATGAGCGTCTCACCCTTTGCCAGAGACAAAGGACGAGCGCCCGACGCGGATGTCAGGATGGTCATGGCTGAACCTCGTTGTTCAGGAAGGGAAAGCGGGCGGCGTTGCCCGCTGCGGTATCAATGGATGCGGCTTACCAGCAGTTCAGTTCCTGATCCAAGTCCCACATGGTCACGACGTCGATCAGACCTGCATCGCTCTTGGTCTTGAGGTAGGCCAACAGTCCATCGAGCACGTCGGGCGTGTCGTTGGCGTTGTGGTGGTAGTTGGCGCCGGTGTAGCCGTTGGTGATGCAGGCGTCTACATACGCAGTTGCTTGCGCCAGGCTATACACGTTGTCCGTGCTAATCGCATCAGCCTGTTCAGGCCAGCCGCACGCCCAATGCGGGGAGCTGCTTACCGTTCCGCCAGTCGGGCGGGCCGAGTTGGTCAGACCCATGTGGATCGAGCGATGGGTAACCGAAGTGGTTGCGATGCCTCGGGTGTAACGGATGCCAGCACGCTCAACAGCAGTGCGGACGAAGTGATCCCAGCCGCCTTGGGGCAGCGCGAAATACTGTTCATGCCCTCGAATGCCGAATGAACTGATCCAGTCGATGCCCGCCATGATGTCGGCGTAGATGGCTGAGTCGTCGTTGGCGGAGCCAGCAAACCGATATTCAGCCGCACCCGTCCAATCGCTTGTCAGGTTGATGGCGGTCCCTGCGTTTGCGAGTGATTCGGTAGCTGCGAGCTTGAAGGTGTTGCCGCTCGCCGAGAACGGCCAGTAAGTGACGCCAGCTTGCAAGCCGGTCGGAACTTGGTCGTAGAACACAATCCGACTGCCCACGCTCAGGTTGTGGTTGCCCTCGCAGGTGAGTGTGTCGGTGCTCGCCGTGGTGCTGGTGACGCGGCAATCGTTGCGGCCGTTGCCCGCTTGGCGCGAGAGGTTGTAGCCCATCGGGCCAAGCAAGCGCAGACCATCGCCAGCCGCGTTGACCGGGTGAGTCATGGAGTGCGAGCCGACAGACCAACCAGCATCGAGCAAGGGCAGGATGTCGGAAGTTGTCGCACCCTGGCTGGTGGCGTTGAACACCTTGCCCGTCAGGAACACCGTGCCACGGAAGCCGTAGTAATCCATCATCTGCTTCGATGAGCGGCCACTCACAGGCGACGAAGCAGTGAGTGGAGAGGGCCGATAGACGTTGCTCGGCACGTCGTCGAAGGTCAGCAGGAAGCGCGGGCGACCCTTGATGTCTGCGTAGGTCGCGCCAAAAATCAGCGACTCACCATCGACCCAAGCACCATTTGAGCCCGCGTCAAACTGCTCGACGCGCACGGCTGCGATCTGATCGGTTCCGAATGTCCAAGTGGACAACACCGTCGCCTGCGGGCTCATGGTGTAGAACTCCCAGCCGCGACCAGGGCGGGCGCTTCCACCGTAGACGATGGAACGCGAGAAGGCCGCATTCCACAGGCGCACACGGAAGTCCAGCGGGCGCGTGCCGGGGTTCTTCACCCAAATGCCGATTGATGGATAGGTGCCGGTGGCCGGTGTGTATGCAGCCAGCGCAACAGCAGCCTGCGCAGTCGTGATGCCAACAGATCGACCCACCCGCACCGACTGTGTAGCACCGTCTGGCATCGGCGGGACATCGCTCACAAGCGTTGCGTCGCCAGCGACCACAGACAGCGACGGCCATGTGCAGATTTGGCGGCCCATCGATCCACGGAAGCCGAAACCTGACTTCTTGCCCGGCTGAATGACAAGCTCAGGGCCGTCGCCCACCGTCAAAGATTGAACGCGACCAGAACTCGCCACAGACACACCGCTGATCTCTGGTGTGGTCATATCGCCCATCACGATTTGATAATCGAGCGTTCCCGTGGTCGTAATGACAACGGATGCGGCGAACTTGTGGGGGCCGTACACAACCGCACCGTCTTTTGTTGCCTCACGCGCAGCGATGGAACCCGTCACAGTCTCCACCCCCGAGTAGTTCCGAATCACCAAGGTTTCGCCCTTGCGAAGCGTCAGGGGAAGCGAGCCGTTTGCAGATGTGAGAATGGTCATAGAGCCTCAGCAATGAAAAAGGCCCGCCGAAGCGAGCCTTGTGTTTTTTGTGTGAGATGTGGGTCAGTAGCCAATGGCGATCCAGTACAGGGTTTGGGTGCCTGTTCCGAACGCGTTCCCGCTTGCGCCTGAAGTGGTCAAGGATGTGCTCCCGAGCTGCCCCATCACCGAGTCGATCCCGCGATATCCGCCGATGCACTGCCAACAAGCGTTGGGGAACGTGATGGGGAATGTGATGGAGTAGCTGTCGAACACGACGCTTGCCTCGCCCCACTGCACGATCAGCCCACCTGGGAACTTTTGGAACCCGCTGGCCGCGATCTGTTGGTTTGAGCCGGTGAAGTCAGACAAGGCAACGCGCAGCGCAACGGCCGCATCCATCTGCCCCTTGTTGGTCGCCTGACCAGAGGTAGTCGCAGCCGGGACAACCGGTGAGCTGCTGAAGGTCTTGACGCCTGCAACAGTCTCATCGCCGGTCAAGCCGACCGCGCCCAACGTGGTGCGAGCTGCGCCAGCGTTTGCGTCATCAATCAGCGTCAGCCCGAAAGCCGACACAGCCGAAGCGCTCAACTTGCCAGCGATGGCGTCCCGGTTTTGGGCTGCGAACGAGTAACCAGCGCGCAAATGGTCGTCCAGATCAGGGAACGGGTTCTCTCCACCACTCGGCGGATTGCTGCCCGCGGTAGTGGACAGTGAAGCAAGGGATGCAGGTACAGGCATGGGCACCTCAAACAAAAAAGCCCGCTAGGCGCTATGCCTGCGGGCTTGGTAAGATTCGGGAAACTTTTAGGGGGTGGGGATGGATCAGTTTTGGGTACAGATGGCGGCGCCGTTTTTTGTGCTGGCCATCCTGACTGTGTTCGGCATACCCGCCACGATGGCAGTCAGACGATGGATGAAAGATGGCCCGACAAAGCGGGCCTTGCTGGATCGCACCCTGACGAAGCGCAAGCCTTGGATTCGATGGCTTGCTGTTCTTGTCGCTTTTGTTGCGATGTTTTTGTTTGGCGCCATTGGAATTTGGCTGAACAACCTAAGGTAACTCGCCTCACTTTGCTGCATCGATTGCCAGCAGTGAGCCAACCGGAACAGACAGAAGCCCCGCAGCTTCCGAGTTGAGAACTCGGTTTGCCACCCTTGGCAGAACTCCGACCTTGTAAGGCGCCGGGTTGACCATTGCGCGCTGATACACCGGGTTCAGGACCATCGACCTTGCGATAGGCCGGGAGGCCGTTGCAACAACGAGCGGAGCGCTGCCCATGCCAACACCCATCCCACCCGAAAAAACGTCAAGCGGGCTGAACGCTGGCACGTCAACGCCGGACTGAGTGGCTTTGGGAAAAGCCTGCGAGAACTGCGCTACTTGCTTGAGTTCGCCGGACAACGGCTTACCCTTGGTCAGCTGCGAAGCGAGCTTCTGAGCATTGACGGAACCAGCCCCTAAAGCGCTTTGAACCGTGTATGTCTTGGCAATGGTCTTGCGAGCCTCACGGAATGCGTTCACAAGTTCAGGCGAGCCGGTTTGTTGCGCAGCACGCTCTAGTGAGTCCTCCAAGGCGTTTGCAATGCCCTTGATGGCCTTGCCGCTGGCTTTGTCGCCTGAGGTGTAAAAGCCGTCCGCCTGGTCGCGCAGCACCCGCACCGCGTCGATGGCGTCGCCCGCGTCAAACTGAGGCTGATCCAGAGCCTTCACGATGTCGTCAACCGGGTTGGCCTTGACCAAGCCAGGGAAGCTGCGGGATGCGCCTTGCGTCTGCTTGCTGGCCTGCTGGAGCGCCAACTTGAAATCAGCATCCGCAGAAACCGTGCCAATGCCGCGCAGGGCCTCATAGGCTTGTCCGGCTTGCTGACGCACAGCGCTGAGGGTTTCGGGCGTCAACGGTGCATCATCTGCCAAACCGAGCGACTTCCTCACAAGGCGATCTGTGACCGCTTGGTTTTTGAGTGAGGCGAGTTGCTGAGTCTTGATCTTGCCGCCCAATCCTTCCGCAATCTTGTTGACGATACCGCCCGCGCCAGCTTGCGAAGGGGTCACAACGTAACCGGCTTGGCGTCCAGCAGCCAGCGTGGCGTCGCGGGTTGCGTTGGTCGCCTTGTTGGCAGCAACCTCTGCCGTTTTGCTGTTGAGGAATCGGCTGGCGATCTTGCCGCCTGCGTCCACAACCCCCTTGCCAGCAGCGCCACCGAGAGCACCGAAAGCCGCTGCCTTTGCGCGATCAGACAGATCCCCTTCCGTGGTCAGGCCACCAACACCAGCGCCGACAAGCGTTGCGCCTGCGTAGGTGTTCGCGCCAGGGATGAACATCGCCGGTGCAACCGCCGCAGTGTTTCCAACGAGCCGCCCAACCTTACCGGCTGTCGTGTTCAGCAAAGGCGCGTCAATGGCGTCGGCTTCTGCTTTGGTGCCAGGCAGGCCGAACTTGCTCAGAACGCCACCAAGACCCACAGCGCGCCCAACAGAAGCGATGCCGGAGCCAGTCGCTGCAAGGAACTTGTCAGCCGTACTCATGTCGGCTGTCGGGTCGGCCTTGGCTTCAGGTTGCAATACGCCGCGCGGCTTGAAATCATCCCAAGGACCGGATTGCGCGAAGTCTTCCCAGGGTCCAGACATGATTAAACTTTCTCCCAGTTCTTGGGGTCGCTTGGGTTGCCGCCCTTGAATCGGTATCCCTTGCGGACCTCACCAACAGCAGGACCGCCGGATGGGGCGGAAGGTTTGCCGCCAATGCCCTTTTCCCGCTCATCCAAGTAACCCAAAAAGCCTTCGAGCTTGGATTGAATCTGAGCCGCGTTGTCCGTCTCGCCAGGCAGGAACGAGCGCAGTCGCGCCATTTCTTGAGCAGACTGCGCAGCGCCCGCGCGCTCGTTGATGGTTGCAGACACGTTGTTGAACACAAATGCGCGAGCTTTGCGCTCAGCGTCCGAGTCCGTCCGCCCCGCGATTGATTCAGGTACTGTTCCGCTCAGAGTGGCGAGACCGCGGCCAAGCGAGAAAGCAGAAGGCGTTTCCTTCACGGCGTTCAATGCACCTTGAATTGCCGCTCTCTGTTGGTTGATGGACATGCGCTCTTTGGCGACTGCCTCTGACGGTTTGCCAGCCATCGGCGCACCATTGGGGCCCATCACAGGGATGCTTTGAACAGGTGCGCCAGGCTGAACACGGTTAGGCACCGCCACCAAGTTGCCCGAACCATCCGTCTGGTATGTCACCGACATGGATTCGCGAGTCGCAGCCTCTCGGGCGCGTCGGTCAGCGGCCAAGCCGTCCGGCGTCATGGTCTTTTGACCGTAGTTCGTCACCTTTCCAGTGATCGGATCAACACCGCCCACGTATCCGCCGAAGTCGCGAACATCAGGCGCCTTGAAAGGCGTTTGCTTGGTGTTTGTGACGTTGCCAAACTCATCGAAGCCGACCACAGACACGGTGCCATCAGGGTTTCTGATTTCCTTGAAATCCTTGATCTTGGCTTTCCCGAGGTTGCCCGCATTCATGTAGGTTTCAATGAACTTCGGGTCGAATCCGAGGCCCAGCATCTGGCGCGGATCGGCTTGGTTTGGTTGCGCATCAAGACGCGGGCTTGTCACCTTACCTACGCCGCCAAGGTAGGCGTCGCGTGCCGCTTGCCTCTCAGCCTCAGCCTTAGCCGCTGCCTGCGCTTGCTCCAACTGCTGCGCCTGCATGTCGAACAGCTTGCCGCGCTGAGTGGCGAACTCGTTTTGACGTTGCAGCTCTTGCCCTTGCGCGTAGCCTTGCACACCACCAAGCAAGCCAGAGCCGACCGCGTTCCAAGTGCCTCCGCGACGAGCGCCAGCCAGGCCAGCGCCGACAGCGGACAGCAAGCCCATTCCGCCCGGGGAGTTCAGGAAGTCGAGGAGTCCGCCTTGTTCAGCCATAGTTCCTCCCATAGCCACCGAGCAGCCCTTGCACGGCCATTTGTTGAGCCTGACGACGCTTTTCCGGGTCAACCTGCTCAGTAGGAGTCAGCAACCCAGCAAAGCCGGGGCCTTGTTGAAATTGAGCCTGCGGAGCCTGCATCGGCTGGCCTCCGAAAGCGCCAGCCTTATCCGCGATGTTTGCAACGCTGGATGCAGGGGCCGCATATTTCGCAAAGGCGTCCAACATGCCGCCCTCTTTGCCGGGAAGCCCAGCGACCGTCTCGGCTGTCGCCTTTGT